CATTAATAGAGTTGGTGACAGTGTGTTAAGTGATTCCATGTACATTGCCAAGTGGGATTGGTCACACAAACTTGTTGGCAAAGTAACCAGTGAAGTTCAGATACCCATCTCTGATAAGGATGAAAAAGAATTTCTTTTTAAGATTATGCGTGAGAAATGTCTTGAATACTTGAATTATATTATTAGTAAGAACCGAGCATATCTTTGGTATAAGATGGCTGGACGTGACACAAAACCTACCGTAGATAACATTCATTTAGTTCATAGTTGGATTGTTAGTCAATATGCTGGAGAGTATAATCCTTATCATCATCATGGCGGTGATATTTCTGCTGTGGTGTATCTAAAAATTCCTGATGGTATGGAAGAAGAGTTAAGGAAAGAGTATCAAGATCACTATCCTTCAAACGGATTGATTGAATTCATGTATGGTGAAAATCAAGACATGAGAAGTGACAATATCAAGTTCAAACCAGAGGTAGGAACCATGTTATTGTTTCCCTCTTATTTGAAACATTTTGTGTATCCTTTTTACAGTGAAGGTGAGAGAAGAAGTATGAGCTTCAATGCTCATATGAAAGTATGAAAGAATTAATAATTATAGTTATAATGTCTTACCCCCAACATCAGTACCCTGATTTTGTAAAGATAACCCAACAAGACGGTCGGCCTCTGGTTTTTAATAACTATGAAGATTGTTCTGATTATATTGATAGAAACTTTGAGAAGTTAGAAAAGTTTGCAAAACTTGCAGAACCAGAAGCAAATGACGCATATATGATGACGTGTGTTGAAAAGAGATACCATAAATGATTTTAGTTGATATGAACCAAATTGGTGTTGCAAGTGTTATGATGCACCTGAACATCACAAAACGTGATAGTGTTGATGTGCCTTTAGTGCGTCACATGATACTTAATTCTCTTCGTATGTATCGTCATAAGTTTAATGAAGAGTATGGTGAGCTGGTTATCTGTTATGATTCCAGACACTATTGGAGACGTGATTTCTTTCCAGAGTACAAAGCCAGTAGAAAGAAAACCAGAGAAACTTCTGGTCACAATTGGAGTGACATCTTTGAATGTCTGAACACTGTCAAAGATGAACTCATAGAATTTTTTCCGTACAAGGTTCTTGAGGTATACGGTGCAGAGGCTGATGATATTATTGCTGCATTGTGTCTTGAACTTGAATTTGATAATGGTAAGACATTGATTCTGTCCGGCGACAAAGACTTTGTTCAGTTGCAGAAATATAGTAACGTCACACAATACAGTCCAATCACGAAAAAGTTTGTGGATGGTGTTGACCCTAATGAATATCTCTGTGAACATATTCTTAAGGGTGATGTAAGTGATGGTGTTCCAAATGTGTTATCGCCGGACAATACGTTTGTTGATGGGTTGCGTCAGCGTCCATTGAGTAAGAAAAAGATTGCTGATATCTTAGAGGATTTGAATGAAGGCGAATTGCTTTATGCAGCATCTTGGTATCGTAATTATCAGAGGAATCAGAAGCTGATTGATTTGAAAGAATCACCTAAAGAGTTATTTTTGGAATGTATAGAGTCATATCAAAAAGCACCAGAAGGTGACCGTAGTAAACTACTAAATTATTTTATAGATAATAAGTTAAAAGATTTGATGGACAACATAGGAGATTTTTAATATGCCATATACACCATTAATGTCTGAGGTTTTGGACAAAGTTGCGAAAGCGAAGAGTAAAGATAAGAAGGTTGAGTTGTTGAGACAACACAATACAGACGCATTGAGAATGGTTCTCAAGTCGTCTTTTGATCCCAACATTGAATGGGATTTGCCAGAGGGTGATGTTCCGTACACACCAAATGATGCTCCAGAAGGAACAGAGCATAACATGCTTGTACATGAGGCAAGAACTTTGTTTCATTATATCAGGGGTGGTAATCCTAAATTGACAAGCAATCGTAGAGAAAACATGTTTATTCAAATGTTGGAAGGGTTGCATCAAAATGAAGCAGAACTTGTGGTTGCTGCAAAGGACAAGGCTCTACATAGGAAGTATAAGGGTTTGTCTGCTAATGTAGTCAGAGAAGCATTTGGTTGGACTGAAGATTACATGCAACCGGATGATGATTATCCAGGTGAGCGCGCGAGATCATAATGGGTGTTGGTGTTTGGGTAGCTGGAAGTTTACTAACTCTTGGTGGTATACTAGGTGCTTCTTGGTACACAAAAGACAAAGAAAAACAGATAGAGTGTCTTGCTAAAAACTTGTACTTTGAGGTTGGAAATCAAGGCACAGCAGGAATGCTTGCTGTGTCTTCTGTTGTTATAAATCGTGTTAATGATGATAGGTTTCCAAACACTATGTGTAAAGTAATCTATCAAAAAAGAGGCGGTGTTTGTCAATTTAGCTGGTATTGTGATAAAAAATCTGATAATCCATCAGACAAAAAAATCTATCGAGAAAAACTTGACTTTGTTCGTAAATTGTTGGATAATGAAAGACAGTGGGTTGACATCACAGATGGTGCAACAAACTACCACGCTAATTATGTTAGGCCTTCTTGGAGAAAGAGGTTAAAAAGAACAACTGAAATTGATAAACATATTTTTTATAGATGGGACAAGAAATGAAAGCATTTTTTCCATTTGGTCCTCCGATTGGCCACGCTGAATTACCAAAAGAAATGATGGATGATCTTAATAAAGGTTGTGATAAAATTGCTAAGGATAAGGAATTATCTAAGTCAGAAGATTGGTCACAAAATCTTGTTGGTAATGTTGAACAAGAAATTTTAATTCCAAAGGATATTCTTAATAAGTGGGGACACTGGTTTTCTACGCAAGTAAAATCGTATATTGCTCAGTATCTTGCTCAAATGTATATTCCAGAACAACAACTTCTTAAAACAGATATGTCTTATGAACAACTTGTGAAAAATGTTGGAGCAAAAACATCTGTTAGTGTTTTGTCTGCATGGTATGTGCGGTCTTTTGCTGGAGACTATAATCCTATACACATGCATTCGGATTGTGAGTTAACTTGTGTGGGATTTTTAAAGACACCAGACTGGTCAAAAGAGGCTAAGAAAGGGAACAAACTTTTTAGCGATAGTGGAAATTTACAACTCATAAGCAATGCTGGAGTCGAAACCGCAAGACATTTTTTTGAAAATGATACTATAAGGTTTGTTCCGAAAGTTGGTAACTGGTATTTGTTTCCAGCTAATATAAGACATCAGGTATATCCTTTTAGTTCAAAAAGTGAACGAAGGTCATTTAGTATCAACATGAGTACAAATAGATGAGACAAGAAATGAAAGGTGACAACTGATGATTATCAAGAAGGTTGAATATCATACTGTGCACAGCCATTTTACTTATGATATTGATGAAGAAGATATCATTGCAGAGTTTGGTAGTGTTGAAGAGTTTCAAAAACATTTTGAAGATGAAACAGATGAGTTCTATGAGTTTGTAATGGATTATGGTTATGATAGAGAAGATGATTGGTTTAGTGACCGTAAAGGTGGCTATGAAGTTGAATGGAGTTATGGTGAAGAATGAACATATTCTACCTTGATAAAGATCCTGTGATTGCTGCACAAATGATGTGTGACAAACATGTTGTCAAGATGATACTAGAGAGCGCGCAGTTGCTCTCTACTGCACATCGTGTTCTTGATGGTGATGTATATGCTGACTCGGTAGGTTTGTATAAGACAGCTCACAAGAACCATCCTAGCACCATCTGGACTCGTGCTAGTGTGCATAATTACATGTGGTTGTATAATCATATGATTAGTTTGATGCAAGAATACACTTGTCGATATGGCAAACATCATGCATCAGAACGACTGGTTGCTCCCCTAAGAAAAACTCCCACCACTATTCCTGTGGTTGATTTTTCTGATCCACCACAGTGTATGCCAGACTATTGTAAGACAGAGGATACTGTCAGTGCATATCGTTATTACTACATAAACGAGAAAGCAAGTTTTGCAAAATGGAAGAATGCAAAAATACCGGAGTGGTTTAATGTCGGAGCGGCCGCATGATTTTATTTCCAAGAGAATAGAAAAGACAGAGAAACAGATTCTTTCATATATAGATAAACTGAACAAAAAACATTCTTTTGACAATCTAAATAAAACTGAAAAACTAAAGGGACAGCTCAAGATG